CTGTAGTGGAAGATGACAAACTTACGATCATCATCAAGACCCCATTGTGTCAGCGTCTTGAAGAACTCTTCACGACCAACTTTGGTCTTGTTGACATATGCACCATGCTTAGATGTAATGTGCATAATGTCATAACCTTTGTCGCGCAATTCTTGCATCAAATTGGTCTGCGACAACATATTCCACAGCACACGAGTATTAGGAGCAGCAACTAGAATCTTTGCATCATGATCGCTATCCAAACCCTCGATGATATTCATCAGATTGTATGCATCAACCTCTGCCATATTATGCTTAGTACGTGCAAACTCAATGCCGCCATCATTGGCATCGAAAGGCATAATCATAGGCGACACGATTGCACCTTGCTCGATTAACTCAGGAGCAGGCACATTGCAAATAATATTACCCCAAACCTCACCATTATTCATGCCACGCATTGCACTTGTGCCACGACCAATACGAGGAGTTGCAGTAAAGTAAAACTTACGATCTGCAATCTTCGACATAGCATACACGCCAGCAAAGTGAGCACGACCGCAACCATTGTGTGCTTCATCAAAATAGATCGTATCGATGTTGATGCCACTATCAACAACACGACCCAAACTGTGATAGGTAGTGAAGATCAAGCACGACTCATTTGCTGCTCGTGCAGTATTGTTGAAGAGTGCAATCTTCTCACTGTTAGTTGTAGAGAAATGCTTTGTTTCGCCGCTATGCACATGCATAACATGTGTCCAAGTAGCAGACACAAACTGCATGAAGTCTTCACACAGTTGATTGGCAAGAAGAATGCGCGGAGCAACAACAACAACTGTTTGCCCTTGTGCAATACGATGCAGACAATCAGCAATCATGATATAAGTCTTGCCGCCGCCAGTAGGTACAATGATCTGTCCAATGTTGTGCTCTTGCATTGCAGCGAAGGCACGTTGTTGGTGGGGACGGAGTTGCATCGAGTTGGGTTGCTTTCGTTTGTATGAATATAATATAACACCCCCAGGACCTGAAGTCAAGGGGGTGTGGACACTTCACTTACTGTCACATGGTATAACTTCGTGCCAGTAATCAGGATAAATTAATAGATTAACTTGTTTCGTTTCTCGCTTACAGTTTGCGCCATCATTGTCTGGGTCGCAATACTCACGGATGCACATGGTAATGTATTCCTTTCCAATGAAATTGACGTAACCAGAGTGATCCCTCCAGGTGATATATTCACCCTCATTCCAGTCATCAACTGTTTTGCGTTTTTGATGCATTTTCATTCTCCGCGTTGGGGGATTGTGCTGCCGCGTTGCAAATAGAATTGTTAGTTATTTGCCTTTCTAATTCATACTTGAGCGGAATCAAATGTGAGACCAAATAATGTTCCCATGGGTTGTCAATGATGAGGTTTGTGATGTTATCAACTTGCTGAAGTGCAAGGATTAATTTAAATTGCTGATTCATCAATCAACTCAGGATAGTATTGCGAAACCTCTTCAATCAATTCATCACATGTTAAGTTATCCATGTCAGAATCCATGAGGTTGTACAACATGTCCACCATATCATCCATGCTCATGCCTTCCATCACGGCATGAATGTAACGATCTTGAAGATCATCACGGTCGATCACTTTGCCTGCAGTTTGAGTCATTGGAGTTGCGTCAGTTGATTCCCAGAAGTCTTCCCAATCGTGTGGGGTTGCGTTAGAAGTTTCCATGTTGCTTTGAAGCATCATAAAGGGACATGATGATGCCCGAAGGCATCATCCAACACATGCCATGGGCATGTACTCAGAGGAGGGCATTTTGTCGGTATTGAATGCAGTAACCTCAGCACCGTTAGCAATACGCTCACGGATCTCATTCTTGAAGTCGATGAAACCCACAACGCTGTAGGATTTCATACCATTAGCACGGAAAGTAACACGCTTGGTGAAACGCTTAACGACAGTTTTCATGCCTTTGACTTCACATGCCTCAGCAATGAATGCCTCGGGGAAGAAGTCAACAATGGTGGCGGAGTTGGTGAGTTGCATTTGGTGCGATTCCTTTGACTCTTATAGTATGGCACCTTTCAAGGTGCTTTGCAAGTGGGTGTGTGCCACTTAGTTGACTGGCACAATTTTACTTTCTAAACTCCGCACAAACGTCATCATAGGATGCACCTACAGGGATAGATTTGCAGAATCGTTGCATCTTTGAATCCTGCATTTTGTTGACTGAATCAATAGCAGAGACACCAATCATGCCACCGATGACAATAACGAAACCAAGAAGTGCAATTCTCATGATGTTAATCAGTAGCGTGAATCGTTGAGGAAAGGACGATAAACGTCCGCAACTTCTTCCCAATGGTAATCTTTCAGATCACCACACATTGACTCCATATAATCATAAACCTCTGCCCAAGATGCATTGGTTGACTGTATGAAATCAGGGAGAGATTTGAGTGCAGAGTAAAACATTGAAGGAGTGATCATTTGTTGAGAGGTGTAAAGAACCAGAGGATGATTAGCGATCCGAGTATAACTGTTGTCATGAATTACATTCCGTTGATGAAGTCAGCAAGTGCCTCTTTATACTCTGCTTCAGTGTTAAAAACTCGACCGTGAATCGTGCGAGGATAGGTATCCTTAACACCAGCATTTGCTACCATTTGGCAGTCTGCTTCATCGTAACCCATCTCGACGAGAGTTGCAACGTAAGGGTTGGAAATGGTCATTTGTTTGTGTTAGTTAAAGTGAAAAGATCTGGGGGAGGAGATCACTCTCCTGCTGCTTGAGTATAAACATCGTAGAACATGTCCCAGGCATAGGTATCAGCAACAAAGGTGCCAATGTCACACTGATCACATACCCAATCGTATGCCATGTCGCTATCTGCGTTAGTATCAGCAACGAAATTGTAGAGTTGTGCAATAACCTCGCGGAAGCGATCATTCTCTACCAGAGAGATGAAAAACTTACCAGTTTCGGTGTCTTTCATGATGCGGTTGCCAGTGGTAGAGAATCCAGTGGTGTAGGTCATTGGGTTGTGTCGTTTGCTGATGTAATCAGTATAAGGGGTCTGGGGGCGCTTTAGGGGATCTGGTGGACACCCTGCCGACTGGCACACCCCCTGTTTATATAAACAATGCCTCCAAACCTTTGTAGTTTATTTTCATCGCGCTGTATGGTCTTGTGCTCTCTATATCTACTCTTTCTCCAACTTGTTTTGAGTTGATTGGTGCATGATAAGTTTGCTCTTTTGGTTTATAGAATCCCCAGACTGATTTAACTTGCTCGGAAGTGTAAGTAAATTGATAGTGGTTAATAATCCAAATACGGACAAGATTACGACTGGGAGTGTCACATTCATATGAGTAACCTTCAGGTGGTTTGTGTATGAATGACGGGGGCAATTCCATATGCATCCATGAAGTTTTTCAGGGGAAAGATGTCATCAGTTTGAGTTTCCTCAACCAACTCATCATAGGACAGATCTTTAATTGCGTCACGATATTGTTCTGGTGTGCAATCTTCTTCTGGATCAAAGTCATCATGACACATCCACTCATACTCTGCCACAAGTGCATCGATTAGTTGTTCTCTAGAGTACATCATAATCAAGCGAATTGACTAACCAACCAGACACGTCAGAGATGTGATCAACTAGATCATCTTCATCCTCAACAAACCACACAGATTGCAGGATGTTGTTGACTGCTTCAGTCTTCTTTTCTTCACTGACTTCTTCTACAGAATCAGTGAAATCGAGATCAATAGATGTTACTTTGATACGCATGATTACCAGTTGATAAGGGTTGCAATGTTGCCTAGTTTGTTTTGCTCATCAACAATCTCCATTGCGTGAGCATATGTTTTGACGGTGATGTACCGTGCTTTGCCTTTAGTCTCGGGAAACAATCCCAGTTTGTCAATGATACGAACTGTGTTGGTCATTGTTAATCAACCTCCAAACATTTCTTCAAAGAGGGGAGTTTCAGCAAATTTTTGCTGATCATACTGATCACGAACTAACCAGATCTCTTGCTCAATCCATGCACATTCTGCACGCTTCTTATCAAGTTTCACGCGCAGATCGTAGAGTTTCTGATTGCGTTCGGTGATGGTCATTTGCTTTGCTTTGTTTGATGCTTATAGTATGGCACAGGATCCACCCCTATGGGGGAAAAGGTGGACACCTTGCCAACTGTCACACTACCAGAAGCACCTCGACTTCATTAGTACCAAATGGGTAAGATTTCATGAAGTGAGATACATTTTCCTCACCATAGATAATGACTTCTTGCTGTGAGAGTTTGCCTCCTTTCTTTAGTCGTTTCCATTGAATCTTGTATTTATTCTCAACCATGCTCCAGGGTAAGATTATTCATGAAGGTGAACTCATGGTCCTCATCTTGAGGATCTACACCATCAACAACCCACTCTTCATAGACGGAGATGGCATCAAAGTTGCGCCCATCATCAGCGCACGCAACCATAGAATTGAAGAGGGTTTCTGCCATGTTGTCAATAGCAGTGTCGCGCTCGAATTTCATGTCCATTGTAGTTAGTTAGTAAGGTGAATCAGCGAAGGTACAGGTAACCGCCTGCCCAGTCAGCACGACTATAGCACTCTTCACGGGATTTGTCATCCAAGAGATTGTAGCGCACACCCTTTGCAGGTGCCTTCCATGATGCAGGTTTGAAGACTTCACCAGTCTTCTTATCTACAAATGCATGGATGGAACGACTACCACCAGCACGAGATTGATGGATCAGTTTAAGATATTTACGACCAGACTCAATATAGAACTCATGATCAACACCTTCATTGTTGATCTCAGCAATCTTGCGTTGATGATACTCTGTATCGGGACCATTCTTTTCCAGTGCAGTAGTGTGCCAGAGAAGTTGAGTGCGTTTGATGTCAAGATAGAGAGCATCACATAGCATCACTGTGTAATGCTCAACCTTAGAGATTTGCTCCTCCATTGCAGGGCGGGCATCAATGTAGTCAGCGAAAGCAGTCATCAGAAGGTAATAACGAAGTGGTCGGGATCAAGAATCTGTGAGTCGTTATCTGTACTGTCCCAACCATAAACAGGGACAAACTCATCATCTCGGATGGAATATAGCGTGGCAGTTTGATTCAACTGCTCGGGCGATAATTCCAGGAGTTGATGTAACAGTTGGCGGTAAGTCATCTTTCTGTGTTTAAGACGTGACCAGGGAATAAGACTCCAAGACATCAGAAAGGGTTGGACCAACGGTATGCCTGAGAGTCAGAAACATAACCCTCTTTGTTGAGAGAATCAACAAAATTATTCCAGGATTCACGCTTAGCAATCACATCATCTTTCCACTTGGGTTGTTGCTTAGTGAAGACTTTCCAGTTATAACGAAACTGGGAGAGTGCTTCTGCTTTGGTGATGGTGCGGGTCATGTGGTCCCTTTGGTTGATGAATATAGTATGGCATCCCCTGGGGGCATTTGCAAGGGGGGTTGTGCCACTATCTCAACTGGCACACTGCCCACGGTAGATCACCCGTAGTACAGACATACCATACATTGCCTCTGCACGATCTGCTGCTTCTTTATCACTATAACAGTCCTCAATCAGGACAGTTTTGTTTAATCCATTGCAGCGTTTTAGCAGCACTTCATAGTTACTTGTCATTGCACAATCTCCCAGTCAGGATCATCGGTTGGGTGAATCCACATGTCAATTCTACCATCAGAAGAGCGAAGATGCCATTGATGTTTCTTGTCATCGACATACATTGTCATGCCATACTTCATCCTGCCATTGTACTTTCGCTTTGCTTCCATACTGCGTGGTTTAACGGTAACTCTCAGTAGCATAGTCTTTTACAATCTCATCTTCGGATCCTAGCATATCAGTAATCCAGGAATCTTCTTGCACCTGAATCATATCGGTCTTGTCCCATTGGACGTTGAAAGTTTCATCAAACATCGTGACCAAATCCTCCTTTTTGTGCTTTTTTAGCGAGAGCAAGTACTTCTTTTAGACGGCGAAGTGACCGCTTCATGAAGATAATCTCCTCCATCTCATAGAGAAAAGGATTCTTATCTGCTGCCTTGATTGCCTTCTTAAGTTGTTTGAGTTGACCCTCAAGTGAGGATGAGTTGTTAGTTTTAGAGATCATTTGCGTAGGGGTGAGTTGTAGTAACGACGGAATGCGGTAACAATAATTATACCAGTGCTGATAACACCAACCAAACCAAGGAAGGTAACAGTATCACCAGCGAATGAGTAAGTGTCAGGAGTCATCGGTAAATTGCTTTGAAAAAGAATACGATACCAGCAACAGTTAGAATGCCAGTGATGAGAAGTGACGTGTTAGTTACATCCATTCAGTTTCTCAAACTGTAGGTGGTCATCACAACTATCAGAGTCTTGAAGATCAAGCATATCAGTATCAACATGCTTGAAGAGTTTGTCGAAGAGATCGTCAACAAACTCTTTGTTTTCTTGAATCTTAATCATGGTGTCTGTCGGTTACTTTGTAACTATAGGGCAGAGAGGGGCAGAGTGGGGGGCAGAGTGGACAGTTTGGAAACTGTCCTTGATGTGTTAAGAATGTTGGATTTATTTAACACATCAAGGACAATATGTTAACTGGCACACTATTCAAATGCAGGGCGAATTGGTGGCGATTTTTCCCACTCTCTTCTCACTTCTTTCATAATTGATGCAGGTGTACCATAATAACCCATGTGCATCCACACACAATCAATATAGCGAAGATCTTGACGGTCTGCATTTACAGTAAAGTCATCACAGTATCTAACAATATCATATGGTACTTTGACCATAGGACGATGGTATTGAGTTGGATCTTCAACAAAGAATGGAATAGTCATAGTGATTCTAACTTTGCTTTTACTGATTCAGGTGTTGCTTTTACTTGATACGTCACATCATCTCTACGGGACAGTTCTGAGAGAATTTCAGCAGCAATATCCCATAGTTCAGTAGTGTGTCTATGATTGTAGGGCCAATTGATCATTTATTCTTCTCACAATAGAGGAAATACTTGTATTCAGCAAGACCGTGCTGATTCCATCTAATTATATCACATTCTTTGTAGGTGCCGACTACCTCAGTGGACTGTGATTTATCTGTCTCAGTGTTGCTGCCTGATGCCCAGACGATATAGGAAAGCACTAAACAAAGACCGATAAAAACAATACTAGCACCACCAAATCCACGCAGAAACTCTTTCAGAAATTGTTTATCGTCTTGTGTCATTTTCTTCGTCCCAAGGTGCTTTACGACTTAACAGTTTAGCAAGATTTTCATTATACTCTGGTGGTTTATTGATTGCTTCCACAAGAGCATTATATGCTTCTTCCGAAACATAAATTGTATGAACATATGGTTTCGCATCTAATCTCAACTGACGAACATGTGAGGTAGTAGGATTAAAAGCATCATCATATGGGTAGATATATTCCATATACCAACCTAATGATAGACCTTCCCAAAATTCATCATATCCCCAAGTATCACCATCATTATAACAATCCAGACAGTTCCAGAAGTTATGGAAACCATCAAGGAAGATTTCAAGTTTTGTTGGATTTTCAAACCTCACGGTGTCTCATCTCCAAGTTTTAATTTCTCAGCAGACTCTTGAATAATGTCAGCAAGTTCCATAATTTCATGTTTCATTTCAGAATTATCAGTCTTCGCAACATCATCATAAAACACTGTGATTGCTGATAATAAGAGAACATGTTGTCTAAATGTAATATTCATTATGAGTAATTAAAGTGATAGTGTGTTTCCCAAATGAATCCTGGTTGGTCCTTTTTATCAAGCATTTTGCTTACATAATCTGGGATTAGATTGGCATACTGGGTGCGAAATACTTCTTCTGTCGGTTCTTCAATGCCAGAAAAGAAGAATGATTCACCAACAAACTCCTTGAAACTTTCCAATTCATAATCTTTGCCATTATAGGGTTCATAGTTACGACATGCCTTCAACCAGAAAGACATACCCTCACCAGTGGCAAAGTATTCTACAGCAAAGAAACGATAGAATGGTCGTTTGTTTTCTTCTTCTCGTCGTGCTGCTTCCTCAAACATTTCATCGGGATATGGTAACATATCAAAGGCATCAGAAATGTGTCCGTATTCTTCAGTCATTCTACTTCAACGAGTGATGTTAACAGGTGTGGTGTTGATTGTTTAGCACGAGTCACACACATTTCATGGTAGGTAGGATCAATCTCAAACCCGATAAAGTTTCTACCTTCCTCGATACACATTTGTGCAGTTGTACCTGCACCCATGAAAGGATCGATGATTAGATCACCTTTGTTGCTCCAGGTTTGAATATGCCCTCGTGCTAATTCCTCAGGCATTGTAGCAGGGTGCTTGTAACTTGCCTTGGATGACTGTCCAAACCCACCGCTATTCTTGATCTTCCAAATATTATTTCTCACACCATATTCTCGGATGGCATTACTCTTCTTGCCAGGATCATTGAAGGTGCCATCCTTCTTCCTGGTGACAGCATTGCCAAATGAGGTATAACCTGCCCACTTATTCTTCTTGTCTTGAATGAGATTGACTGTCTTAGGTTTGCCCTTGGATAGTATGAAGCAATACTCAAAGATCTGAGTATAACGTACACTCTTTGGACCAGATGCAAACGCTGTGCCAGTCTTTTCATAGATCATTGTATCATGTAGACGCATACCATGAGCGTCCATAAAATGAAGGCACTGCCGAAAACTACTACCAGTTTCGCTCCCATTAATTGTTGCATCGTTGACATTCCACATAATAATACCGCCAGGTTTTAACACCCGTGCTAATCCAGCAGCAACATCTTTGAAGACATTGAAGTCCCATTTACTGCTGTCATTATACGTACGAAGATCATCGTATGGTGGCGATGTGATGCAGAGATCTACACTCTCTGCATCCATGAGTTGCATCCCTTCGACACAACTCATCAGGTGAGTTTGGTTAATTTCAAGCATCGAGAGTTTCGTATTCAGAGTGGATATATTTCTTGGCGTTGCGAATGTCGCCGTAGATCACTTCGATTTTATCATAATCTTGGGTGAGAATCTTCAGCGAGGAGAATCCGTTGTTATTCTTACCACGAGTCGTCACAGTGTCATCCCAACCGCTACCCTCAGACAGGGCGGGGACATCAATCAGAGCAGCAAAACAGGAGGTGAAGATGTTACCCACATTCTGCAACTTCATGACGAAGTGAGTATAATCCTTCACCTTGCTGTGGTTGTTACCAGTAGCGAAGGAATCAGTAGATTCCATCAGGGACATTTTGTCCTCGATAGTGAATTGAATCTCAGCACCATCTTCAGTGGTGTTGATGATAGTGTCGTAACCATCTGCATTGACAAACTGATAGTCAATGCCTAGCGAATCTGCTGCACGTTTGAAGGCAATAGGTTGCACATGTGAGAGAAACTTAGTCTTATCAACTGTGCCACCCATGCCATCAAGATCCTTATCAATTACGTTGAGCATTTGAGTGCAAATGCTCGTCATTTCGTTGAGAGCAACAGGAATCAACTGGCGGTAGATGTTGCCGAGAGTTGTAGTCGGTGCCATGTCGGTTGTTTTGTATGCATCTAATATAAAGGAAAAAGAGGGGTCTGTCAACCCCTCTAGACCAGTTTGCCAACTGGCACACTATGCGTTAGGATTCTTAAACCTAGGATTTCCTCCCGTAGATTTGTTACTCATCTTGTCGATAAGTGCAGGACCAATGTTAGTACTACCCTTCATTTCATTGTGACGCTCGATAGCATCGTGAAGGATATACATTGGCGACTGAGCATTAGCATAACCTCTTACGATTGCTTTCACTTCACGCTCAGGAAACTTATTCTGAATGTAATTAGTGAAAGAGAGTTGCTTACCATTAGTCAATGCATTCATAAACTCTTTGATCAAGCAACATGCACGAAGAAGGTAACTATTGCAAGTCTTTTCTTCAGGGAAGAGATCAACCATAAGATTGAAACCTTCAAGGATTTTTGACATCCCATCCTGATAATCTTGTGTGCAGAGCAAGTAGAAGTGCGTGAAGACTTCAATCTCCATTGCATCATCTTTCTCCGACCCAAAGTTATCACAGGTCAGGTTAAGTGTCTCCATTACGTCTAACACTCGCAGTGCTTTCTTATCACCGCTATAGATGCCAGCACGTACTTCATCCATCTTTGTAGGTTTCTTGCCGAGACTATTCAGGTCATGGAATAGTTGTGCTTCAAACCTAATGCACTCTTCAAGAGTGGTATCTTCTGGGTGCTCGTAGATACAAACGGGCACATTTCCAGCATAATCACTATGAATAACTCGCAGGCATCGATGTTGCCCATCGACAGCATAATATCCACCATCATCACCAAGATCGTCGGGGCGTTTGCACACAACAATCGGAGTCAATTTGCTCAGGTCAAGTGGTCCACCACGCTTAATATATGCAGGGGAAATATGACGCTGATACTGTTTATCAATCTTGAAGTCTTCGACTGACATTTCTTGGTATTTCAGTAGTTTGCCACTGAAACCTTTTGGCAACTTAAGATCATAGTTGCCCAGAGCATTTTTAATTTGCATGAGTTAATACCTCAGTTTTGTGTTTGGGTAGAGACGCACCTCGTGCAGATCTCTGAGGTATATAGTAGCACAAAAAAAGAGGGGTGTCAACCCCTCCAACCATATGGAACCAAATAAAAGTTTGCGCTGAATGTTATCCGTGTCTGTGTGCCTCTGTGAGGCGATACGAGGTGAGGATAGTGTGATGGGAAGAAGATGATGCTTCCTTGCTTTACAGGGGGCGTATGGTATTGCTCACAAGGTAATACCATTAGGTCTGCCAATCCCTGCATCATGTAGTTACTATGCTCAGGATCCTTAAACTTAAATTGACAGTTGTCGTCATCATTCAGGCGATGAAAGTATACCATACTAAGATTAGTATTGGGAGTGCAATGATCATGCAACTCTTGCGAATCCCCTGGGTTGTACTTATTGACCCATGCTTCTTGTGGTAATACTTCTACTGCTTTCGCACGTACAATTGATAGCATGTCATCAACGTATGGGCGAATGATATCAAGAAACTCTTTCCATTCTGGAGTATCATTCTCCCCTACCTGATAGGATGTTTGCACATTACAATTCCATCCAGGTGGTTGTTTGAAGTTGTTATCATCCTCGATGTAATCTCGGAAGGTTTGATCAATCGTAGAAATTTCAGTTGTTGTTAAGACCTCGTGGTAATACCAACGAGGATGATAAACTTCAATAGACATCACTATGCATAAACATTTTTAAGGTGCAAGACTTCAATAATCTCACTGATTTTCTGCATCTGTGCTTCGTAATCAGATGCGCTAATTGTCTTGTCTCGATAGTACTTACCCTGTATGTCTTGCACATACATGAAGATACATTCTCTGACGATTTGCTTTTGGTCTGTGTCCAGTAGTGCTGAATGAGGCATGGTCATGTGTCTCGACGCAAAGTTTTGAGATAATCAAGGACATACGAGCGAATATACATCAATTCATGATAACACTTTTGATTGTGAGCACATTGCCGAAGTTTGCTATCGGGTTTAAGAACGGACTCGATGAAAAGATCGAGTCCACGATTAAACTTAATGTCTTCTGATTCGTTATCGAAATCCATCAATATTGCACCGTATAGTCCAGGTCGTAGTCTACATCAGTTGAATCATCAAACTCAGTATCTTCATACTGTTTTTCGATTTCATCCAACTCTTCTTTGAGAGTATCAAACATGTCCTCATCCATGTTGCATCTCCTTACCATTGATCGTCGTATTCTGACGTTTGATTATATTTAATATTGGATTTGGAAGTTTTACCTTTCGGCGTGTATGAATCGTCATAATCATTGATATTGCGATTAGATCCTCCACGTTGACGCTTATCTCGGAGTGATTTACCAGGCGAGTAATACCCTCGCTCGTTACCACCACGTCGGAAAGTCTTGCCCATGTTCGTGAATGTGAATAAAAATTAAACTACGTTACTATGTATCAATCTGTATGACGATATTGCCTGTAGTACGATGCAATGGTCGTCAAATCCTTGTCGGTCATGTCTTCCTGAAGAAATTGTGCAGGGACCTGATCATCACCCTCCAGATCATATGGATGTGAATGAATCTCCAATTCTTCAAAGACAAATCCTACACCATGCAGGAAGTCTTGGATGCGTGATACAACGTCATCGAGAATGATGCCGTCAAACTCTTTGATTGTAAGCGTGCCATCTTCATCACGATGGGTGAGTGTGTAGTGCATTGTCTTTGCTTTAGGACTCACCTAGTATAGGGCAGATTCTCCCGCCCGTCAATACGTTGTGCCACTAGGATAGGTGTCCTTGATCTTCTTGATCGCCAAATACCATGCAGAGGTATCCTTTCCAGGGATTCTGTCCTCATCCATGTCATGCCAGAGCATATCGAGTTGTTCTGATGTTGAGGGATAATTCCTCATGACAGTATAAGGAATCGACCTCTCTGGTGGAGAAGTGAATCTATCTGTAAGAGGATCATATGTAGAGTCTTCCTGAGTATCTTCAGGACACATTACAAAATACCAGGGTTGTGCAACATCAAAAGGTTTATCGTAAACTTTGCTTACTTTACCTTCAACAATCAAAGCATACTTCATATTAACTATAAGAAAATACCAATACAAATCCAGCGCCACCAGATCTCCAACTTTCGTTTGCAGTTTGAGATCCATAGCAATGACCACCACCAGAACCAAAGCGACCTTTTAGACGCTCTCTTCTATCAGCATCAGTGTCACCTTGACCACCACCATTATTGTGACCACCACCAGTTCTGTGCCAGAAAGTTGAACCACCGCCCATTTCTACGTCGGAACCATGTGAACCCTCACCACCACCGCCAGGTAAGTTAGCAACATTTCCGCCAGTTGCAATACCACCACGACCACCACCATAGGGGGATTCACCACCACCTCTTCCCCCAGTTGCTGAGCAGAATGCACCAAAAGATGATGTACCACCTTGACCCGCTCTACCCATACCTCTAACACCTTGAGATCCACTGCCAGTAGTAATACTTACTGTTGGCGCATTGGTTACATCATACCAACCGATTGCAGTAGCACCGCCACCACCTGTCCAACCACGATATGCACTATCGTTAGAAGATGATCCAGCACCTGCACCCGTGCAATATACTAAAACTCTAGTGCAACCTTCAGGTCTTGTCCAAGTCCATGTACCACCATCACGCATATTTTCAATGGAAGTATCTGCAGCACCGTTATCGTTTGTATAACCATTTACTGCTAATAATCTACCACTGCTGCTTAATGTAGTTGGTGCCCATGAATTACCATTCCATATTAAGACTTGACCAGTTGAAGGATTACCACCAATGAGTCCATCAATACTAGCACTGCTAATTACTGTGGAATCTCCAGTAAAAGTTTGTGAGGCAACATTTAATGTTCCTACATTTAACTCAGACATTTATTTGGCGGCAATTTCTCTTTGATTATTTATCTTTCTCAATCACCACAATGTATAGTCCATTCCACCAATCATTGCTGTCTTCCAACTCTTCGGTGAGTAATGCACGAGTATAAAGTACAGTTTTATCTTCTATGAATGCTTTGGTGGCATCAACAACTCCATCAAAGTTTGCATCATCAACCACCAAGATGTAGGAGTCTGCAGCATTCTCATGTAGGATTTTAAGATTGGCAATCATGTTATCCTTGGTGTTATCTGCATCATAAAAGATAACATTGGGACGATATTCTGGATTGAATGCTACTTCATGAATGGGTTTATCTGTGATGGCAATAGATGCATCAGGATTAAACCATTGCTTTGCATACTCTATCAAATTACCCTGAGGATTGTCTACTTTGAATGCATTTGTAGGTACATTCTTCTTTGGTTGCACAACACCATCAGACCAATCATCAATAGCATATGCTTTAATTGAATTGCCCATTGTAGCAGCAAAGAGTGTGCTACCCATGTAACATCCCACGTCTGCATATACAGTATCAGGATCTTTGCATAGGTTATTAAGGAAATGTCTGACCTTTGTTGATGATAACCCAACAACATCATATCCCTGAGGATTAAAGTTTGAGTTGTCATCTACAGCAGCATCGATAGCACTAATCACCCTATTTACAAGAGGATTCAACTGTCTCTTTTGTTTCTTAAGATGAGACTCAATAACTGACTCGCAGTAATTACAATCCCAGCAGTTAAACTTACAGGTCTTAATCTTGTCACGCCAGATATTGATAGGTGCATCCTTTAGATCAACATCATCCATATACTTTTCAAACTCAGGATATAAAATATCCTCACCATCATTCCATCTCTGAATGATATCCATCGACTCTTTTAGACGCATTGCAGACTCTCTACCATGCATCTTGAAGACATCAATAACATCTAGCAACTCTTCCCAATCTGCTCTCCAGGGAGGAAGATTTGCCTTCTTCAATTCATAGGAAGCATCATATGCATCCCAGCGTGAACATGAAACTCTGCTGATCTCTGAATTAAAGTATTCAGGTTCAGTGCCTTGCCTTGTAGAATTGTACTGATAATGCTCAGGCATGATAGGACAACCACCCCAACAATGCTCATTAGCAAGTAACGATAGTTTGATTGGGTTGCCTTTCTTTTCACAGTATTCTTTTGCCTTGAGTATCATTGACAGTGCATCTTGATCGCGCATGATATCACGATCGAGATTGATATAGTTGAATCCTGCACTAGCAAGAGATACAATCTCGTTGGGTTTAGTTACCTCACGCAAGATAGTATTCTTGATATAAATGCCAGGAAAGTGACGTTGGATCTGTCCTGTTGATACCCACGATGTATGTGGCAGAGTGACAATCTTAACACCAACATCCCACAAATATTTGAAGTTATCGATCCACATATCCAGATTACGTTGATCTGGTCTCACCCACATATTGTTGAATGTGGCAGATAGTGGAATACCTGTCTTCTCTGAAATATACAACGCATTGCGAATAGCACCCTTGCTATCCTTTTCCATACGAAATACATCCCCCATTGCATCTTGAGTGAATGGGGGCATTCTTGAAGTAAAGTACAGATCAACAATCAGATCCTTGTGTTTAATAAGAAAGGGAATGAAGTCGCTTTCAATAAACTCTGGATCAAGTTTTGGGTTTATCGGCAGACTGAAGGAAGCGGTCTGTGATGTTGTTGCTAGCATAATCTGTTAATACTCCAGTGGTGTCAAACATTTGAATGGGTTTGCCATCCAGTAGTTTATCTACGCGTTCTTCTGCTGCTTCTTTAATAGCACCGATGCTACGATTGACAGCAGTAGAATATGTCAATGCAAGATCTGTTACTGCTGCTTGATCCTCGGGGGACATTTGCAGCATACTTTCTAGGTTACCTGCTTGGATTCTACCAGTAGTTAGAAGATCCACAGATGCTTGTTTTGCCATTCTAGCAATCCAATACTTGTGCTCTTCTTGCTCTTTAAGATCTTTATCTTCAATCATATTCATGCAGGTAGTAGGATCTTCACCCGTCCTTTCCTTAACAATTTTAACGAAACCTGCGATCTCGTCTTTTGATTGATTGAGTTTGTTGATCCATAGTTGCTTATCACAGAGAAGCAACTCCAACTCATATTCTTTATCCTTCTTATAGAATGGATTCTCTTCATTTTCAATCTCCCATTTGACACGCTCAATGTCATTGAGACATCTCTTGTAAGAGATTGCAATCTTTTGCATTCCGTTGTATCTCACTTGTATCTCCATCACTGCTTGTTGCAGTTGACGATATGGAGTTACATGAGAATTGACAACGTAGTATCTATTTTGAAACTCAGATTGCTCAAAGTATTGTCTATCAGACCACTGCATTAGTGCAGTAGTATAATCATCCGTTTCCCAAGGTGCGATGCCTTCTAGATCTTCTAGAAGACTATCGACATTATATTCAGAAGCGAATTCCTGAGATGACTGCTTCTTTTCTAACGATTCGTCCTGTTCCTTCTTCTTCATAACAGCGGTTATACTCTAAACATTGTTTACGGGTCATTTCAATACCAAAGTAATCCTCAAGGAATACATTGGCATCACGATTGTTACTACATGCTTTAACTTTGGCAATCAATTCTTGCTCTTTTGCAGCAAGATCATAGTATTCAATTTTCCACTCATTGTTTTTCGCTACGATCTTAGCAGCAAACTCTCCAAGTGTCAATCCACGTACTTCAGCAAGACGGTCAATCAGTTTGACCTCAGTTGCATTATCAGCAAGATATGCTTTTGCTTCTGCTAACTGATCTGCCCAAGTATCCATCTCAAGGTGAGAGTATTTAGCACGAAGAATAGTCTCTCTTTTTTCAAAGACTTCTTGAATAGCAAGTGTAGTTACTTGCTTCATAACTCTCAAAGAAACATCAAACTTTGTCTCATCGATTTTCTCTTTGAGTTTATCGGTAGTGCCCTCTTCTGTGGTGCCATATGTAGATCTTTCACCACGGATTTCACCCCAGTAGCGATAACCTAGATCTGCATCATGAGCATCTAGTCTCAAATAATGGACTTCTCTGGGAATATAACCCCAATACATCTCATCAAGATAGTAAAATTGAAGACCCAATCTAGATCCAACATAGGTACCCCATTCCCCCACTTTAGGGAAACGCTCTAGATCTAAAACAATAACGTCGTTAGTATTTGCCATCAGAAGTTAGGAATATTTGTACCGTAGTCGTAAGATGCTTGCCCAGATGTAACAGCAGAAGCAGAAGCACAGTGAGCAGAAGACATACCACCGTGACCCTTAGGTTCTGTTGTAGCACCTAAGTATGTAGCACCATCATTAATGTAGTTTACTTTGAAAGTTTGGTTATTCTGAGATCCATTATAGTTACCAAGACAGTAACCTTTTCTCATACCCATCTGGAAGTTTTCCTCTCCCATTCTACCAAAGTCGATGCCTCTCACGTTAATACCAGTAATGTCATCGATTCTAGCATTACCATTCTGGTTGTTATTACCAGTGCCACAATATAAGTGACCTAGCATGGTTGGCAGACATTTCTTCCAACCATCACCACCAGGACCATGCTCCCATGTAACCCAAGATTCAGTTTTCCACTCTAAACCTTTTCTTGTACCACCACGTTTGTGCCATCCTTTAAGTCTACCATGACCACCCCATGTGGGGTCATCACCACCATCAGGATAATCATTAGGGAAACCAGATGTTCTCATGGTTTCTGTCTTCAAGTTGAAAACATCCGTGCGACCATTACCACCACCAGTTAGGTATGAATTGCCGCCAGCAAAAACGTGATCTTGCATAGATCCCATCGATGCACGAGATACTGTCATATCCCATTGTGATAGGTGAGCAATACCACTTTCAGATGCCATATTGAAACCAGAGGTATAGTTAGAAGATCCTCTGTAGGTATTTTCCATCGAGTGGAACCAGTGCTTAATGTCACTCCAGGATCCAGACATGTATGCACCAGATCTATCTAACTTGTCACCAAGGTTAGTAGATGTATCGGTAGAGTGTACTGTGCGATTTACATTACTCCAAGGAGAAGAGTTTTGATAACCACCACCAACATATCCGTGAGTCCAGATTCTAGCAGTTGCCCAACCAGTATCATTCTCACCATCAAATGACCAATATGCTTCAGTGCCGTTAGATCTTAGGATAGCACCTACAGAATACTGCTCACTATATCTATCTGTAGATTGATCGGGTGTGCCAGCACCAGCGCCAGCAATAGGACCCCATTGAGCAACACCTTCACCCTCATTATATGCATAACCTTCAAAGGTCCTATCTTCAGTATTATATCTAAAGAGACCTTCTACAGGTGATCCAGGTCTTTCTGCAGTTGTGCCTTTTGGTAAAATAATACCATCTGTACCAGTTAGATGTAACGTAACACTTGGAGATGCTTGATTGACACCAACTCGGTTGTTTGTCGAATCAACATACAAAGTGCCACTATCAAAGTTGAAGTTACCGCTCGCTTCAAGTTGAAACTCAGCGGTACCACCTCCACCTGCAAGTGATACAATTTTATCTACATTTAACTGAGACATGTATGACGCCTATGGATTACCCTTTGTTTATTTATGCAGGACGAACTAGCACTACACCTCGCTTGAGATATGTATCTTCGTTTCCAGTATCCTGGTCGGAGTGAATAACAACATGCATCTGATTGCTATAGTTTTGTCCCAGATCAACAGTGAAGAATGCATCACCATTTAATACGTTGGGACCAGTGCCACCAGCATTATCTCCAGGCAATGTAGTAAAGTTTCTCACATATTCTGAAGTGTAACTAGATCCAGATCTAGAGAAGCAAGTATATCTATTGCCCATGAATCCACCAGGATTACTACCACTTGCAGTGAAAGTTGGTTGAGTGCCAGCAACTGATGGGCAAGAGTTGGTATCAGTATTACTAATTGCGGTGTAATAGGTAAAGATGTGCTGAGCATCACCTGCTCCCGCATCATTACGCATGATAGTCATACCATCACCAACACCAGATGAAATGCTCAGGAAGTTTCTACCATTCTGACCATCATTGGAGTAGAAGTTGTAAAGATGGAATCTCATCTTTACATACCGATATGATAAACCTCTGTTATCTACGGTCGCATACTTAAAGTCTGATCCACCAGCATTTCTAAAGTAACCGTATGTGCCATTACTAGCAAAGTTACCTGTTGTAGTTGATGTACCAACATCATCTAGTTGATTGCCAGAATATGCACTTGCATTATTAAAGAATGCACTGGCAGCACCGCCATAGTTTGCAAACAACACATAGAAAGGTTCTGACTGAAGAGGCACAAAGTATCTTCTAGCAACTCCATCGGGTTTCATCCAATATGTGCCATCTGCCCCAACACCAGCATCATACAATTCTTGTACACTAGCAGCAGCAAGTGCTTCAGTAGATCCATTGTTTCCTGTCTGACCAACTCGCAATAGTTTCAACCAGTCAGTACCAGTATAAACTTCTACCTGCTCCAATTCATAATTGAATCGAATCATTCCTGCTTGAGCAGGACTAGGACGCTCGGAAGTATTACCAACAGGCAATCCAAAGTGAGAAAATTGTCTGAGGAGTAGACTACCCTGAATGTTTAGGTTTTCACCTGCCGCAAACTCAATGCCAAAGTTGCGATCAGATGATCCGTGTATCGTATTTACTGCAATTCTTGACATGTCTTTTATGCGTAGAAGAATAACCAATACATCCAGTTTTCTGATCCAGGGTTATTAATACCCCAACCGCCATCCCAGTTTGGTTCGGAGAAGTTTTGCTCAGAATAGTTGGTGTTTTCATTACCAATCCATGCGTGGTGCTCAACGTTACAACCAGAAGAGTAACATCCAAGAGCATTAATCATACTAAAGGAATAGTTTTCGCAGTTTGCAGGAGATAAGTGCCACTCATTAGTTGGTTGCAATTCACCAGCACTATTACCTTTATATCTAGCATCAGAAGCAGAAGCACTACCTTTTAGGAAATTCATTCCCGTAATTCTTGTGCCACCGATATTAGAGTGGTTTGCGAGTGAAATATGAGAAGTAAACATGTTTCTCATGTTTCTACCTCTACTGGAGAATACACCATTGATGTATGCAACTTCAGTAGAAGTTGTATATGGTGTACCTGATGTAGACCATCCTTGCATGATAAGGACATCATCTGCAGTAGCAGTTGAATAGTGACGAGACTTAAAGTCTGCACTCATAAAGTTAGAAGCACTACCAGTTGTTGTAGTATTTGACCAGTTACCAAACCAGAAGTCACTACCCCCAGTCTGCTGACCATGATTAGTCGTATCAGTGATAGATGCTATAGCATACCAATACTTGCCATTAGTATCTTTGAAGAGATAAGTTTGCTCAGCACCAGATCCGTCAAAGTTAATGTAATAGAAACCACTGCCAGGATCATTGGAGTTAACGTTAGCCATGGATGTAAATGGAGATCCATTACTTCCATCTTCAGAAGCAAGTTGCTGCCATATACTACCAGTCCACCACTCTACTGCAGCGTCATCAGTATTCCACCGCATGAATCCAGGATTAGGATTACTAGGTCTTTGTGCAGTTGTGCCAGTAGGTAATTGTAGAGCACCTGTACCCGTGCAGTAAATATTACCATTTACTTGCAGCGTGTGACCCGTTGGAATAGTTACCTGTCCCAACGTAGTATTTGTGCCCCCCAATCCTCCAACAGTAAGGTCGCTCATCTCGCAATACTTTTCTTCTATTTATTGCCCAGGTGTAGGATACTCCTCTACCCAAGCAGTAACAATGTACTTATCATTATTTAGTGGAGGATTACCCCTATGTGTCCATGCCCAATCACAAGGGAAGATAACAAACTTTCCTGCTTTAGGTTTGACTCGAAAATGTTGATACAAAAACTCAGTTTCACCACCCTCAAAGTTATCATTGAGGTAAATCATTGTCACCAACTTACGATATGGTGATGATGGTGTGGATTCATAATGCCATGCATGATAACCCTCACCAGGAGAAGTTTTCTGTAGTTTGCACAGTGTATGTTGGAATCTTCTACCCATGAGAATATCATACTTATTGGCATACTCACGCAATGCCTGATCAGTTAGATAATTCCAACGTTGATATACTCTACGAGATAGATTGTCATGAAAGTATTCATAAGGCAACTCATGCACATACGCTTGAGTATCTTTTGCACCCCGCTCAGTATTACGTTTGACTGTCAAACCATTATCGTTAATATAGTGAAAGTAATCAATTATCTCCTGACAATTTAGATTAGTTTCTATTTCCGTAATAAAATTTGGATTATGAGTTACGTTTGTAATGTATGGTTCGCCGCCATTAACGGTAGCAAATGGACTCATCATGTTACCACTTTCTCAAAGGACAATTAAACACCTCAAATCTTGCTTTGACTGCAAGTACACAACCACATTTGTTGCATATACCCACAGGATTCTTATGCTCGCAGGTATTGCATATACTAATTCTTTTTTGATATAAAGTCAAGTCGGGGACATCGCCATCTTCGACGATTAGTTTAGCTCCACCATCTCCCATTATAATAAACCTCCAATTTTGAAGATCCAGTATTGAATCTTATCATACCATTAGGAGTCCTTCGTGGACTATTTTCTATAAGATCATTGTTGAATTGAGCAGTAGTGCCATATGGCAATGGAATATACTGTTTACCACTCAAATTTGAATCATTGAATAGTAGATCTGTCTCTGTTGGTACAGTAACTGTAAAAGTTGGACTCAATCCAGTAATTTGTGCAACGTATAACTTAGATGCCATTATCTAATACTCCAAGCACCACCACTTTCAATAGTAACAGTAAAATTAGTATCAATGGTAATAGGACCAGCACTCATGCCGTTTGTATATTCTGCACCAGCACTAGGACCAACCGTGATATTTTCCTGAATGATATTGTTGTTTGTGCGAATGATACTGTCCTGACCTAAAGCAGGACCACCACCAGAGATTGCTGCCCAACCAGGATTACCTGTGCCATCATCAGACTTATAGATTTCTGCAGCATCGTTGTCAGTATTGAAACGAATCGTGCCAGGTGATACACCCGCAGGTCTTGATGCGGTGGCACCTGCAGGAATCCTCAGCACCGATGTTGCTTGTGCAAAAGTTAGTGCTGTGATAGTTGCGCTTGTTGCCGTGTTAATTTGATTACCACGGATTCTTGTTACTGCCATTTTAGTATGTCTCCTCCTTTAGTATTTAGATAGGTAACTCAATAATATGGACTTTATCATTAGTAAGAGGAGCATCGGTGAATACAACGTTTGCACCATTTACATCAACTGTATAATCAGTGCCTGCGATTTGAGTTACACCATTCAAGTTAACAATGACAGAATTTTGTGAGTGTTGAATGCCACCTGTGTATGTAGTAAGTGCAAAGGTTAGTGTGCCACCATCACCATCGTAGGTTTTAGTGACATACTTATCAGCAGCAACAGTACCTCTTCCAGTTGCTACAACGTCACCGTCAATGTAGACACTACCATCGACCGAAACACGGTATCCAGATTGAGGAGCAGTGCCAATACCAAGATGTTGAGTGTTATTAAAAGTATCAATATTGATCTCACCAGTATCTGTAAGACCAAATTCTTTCCAATCTCCATTGAAATAAATCCACCCAAGAGACTTGCCAGGTGTCCAGTTAATGTTATAAACAAGATCACCGTCAGCGGGTGTAGTATATCCTGTAATGTTGCTAAAATCGGGATCTCCGTTTGCATCTTCGGGGGCTAGTAATGTTTGCTTAATTACTGTGCCGTCCTGGTTGTAATAGGAAATCTTTCTCGCTTGAAGATTATTGGTAAATGTTGTCAGACCTTGGAAGGTGACAGGACCAGCAAAGATTGATTCTAATTGGTTAGATGCACCACCGATGACGGTTAGTTTATCGGTAAGCACCAATTCAGAGAATGTTTCAATGGTTGTATTCTCTTCACCAACAACATTCAACTGAGCGATATCTTCGTTGGTGATTTGACCTGTAACTGGGTTGATAACTTGGTTACCAATAAACAGGTCACCGTTAGAGTTAAGACCAGAGTAGAATGCAACACCTGCTGCTTCTTTCAGAGACTGCGAGAATTTAACTTGATCAGCACTCAGAGTTTCTACCTGAGTCTGAGGGAATGCAGTCGAATAGTTACCAGGACCGAAACCAAGGTATTCAAATGTATGGTTACCAGATCTCAGAATCGAGTGTCTGCGTAACTCAACAGGGATAGTTACAGGACCATCATTATCCTGCTGAATGTTGATTTTTCTAACCTCTTCATCACCTGCACGAGCAACCAGAGGTACAGTTGACAGTGTTGGAGGTGATGCTGTGGACACATATCCAGGAGCAGAGGGCCAACCAGTATCCGTTAATAGTTTGACAATCGCTTCTTTAGTAATCGATCTTTGATCGTCTTTATTAGGTGTTGGGGTTGCACCATCAGTAGAGTAAACTAGACCGATAGTTTGGTTGTCAGCGATGGATACCGCAGCAGCAGGGTCACCAACAGGGTTGTCTCTGTCAAACGTAGGATAGACTTCGTTGACGTTTTGAGAGAAGCGTTTGTCATTGAAGTTACTTGTGCTAGGTGTAACAGATGCATAAAGGAGGGTAAGATAGTAGATTCCGTCATTGACACCTCTCTCGAACTCTTGGACTACTTCAATGTCGTAGATGTAGAATACGCCATTGAGAGCATAATTGGTCGTATCACTATTCAGTGGTTGCATTACATAACCACTGAGGGGATCACGAGGCAGGGGATTAGTCTTATCTTTGTCAATTACATAGCGGACGCGATATGTCCTGTCTTGCAAGTCTCTGCTGTCAGGAATACGCTTGATAAAGGTGGTTGGTGTAAAGTTAACTGTATTATACTGTGCGTTAGTAGATAATGTAGTGTAGATTGTGTTGCTAGTACCAGATTCTACGGAAAGATACCAACCACCGACTTGACCAGCAACGCCGCCGATAGTATATGTTGTACTATCAAATTGTAAGGGGGATCCAGCAACACCAGCAGCGAGACCAGATACAGCAGGTCCGAAAGGTGCAATGTTTGCTGATTGTACTGAAGCATTGGTAGCACCATTTGGTACTAAGAGACAGTTAATCTTGTCTGCTACAGCATTCTGACCGATGCCATCTTGACGAGCACCGACTGTATAACCTTGGACTCTAGTTGTAGGAGGAGATGACTCTGAGGTATAACCATAGAGATACAATCTCGATCCTGCCAAACCACCAGATCCAGCAAGTGCAGCATTAATTGTCTTTGTGCGCTGAATGTCAATGTTGACCCAGTTAACAGAAACTTCTTCACCAAAGATAACGTTTCCATTAACAGCGCCAGTATTTGCTGCAGTCAGGGTGATAACATTAGTCGTGGTGTTAACATTGCCAACTGTTGCGCCAGTGCCAATACCACTACCGCTAACTGTCATACCTTCGATAACACCTTGGACAGATCCATTAGTAACGAGTGTAATCGTAGATGCACCAGCATTACCTGTTGCAGTTGTAGAAATAACGCTAAGTGCCTTAGGTGGAATGATATGAGTGATCTCGCCCGCTTTATCTTTAGAGAAAGACTTTGCCTTGAAACCAGCAGATCTTAGAGCAGTATTGCCGAAGTTGGAGTTAGAGTTGGTGATCGACATGTCAGCACCAGACTCACAAGTAAAGTGAGCACCGTAACCAACAGCGAAAACCGAAACTGCCTGAATGAATGCATCATTAGCAGCAACAATGTGCCTATGTTGCCAACCCTTACGATACTCAGCAAAACCATCCAGGTGAGCACCATCACCAGCAGTTGCTATATCATAGTTGCCAGTTGATTCATTATATCTTACAAATGCACGGTCATCTTTCTGTAGAGATAGACCAGTAAACTGTGCAACAACCATCGATTTGAAACCAGTTGCCTTAGCACCATCTGCAAGCATACCATTCATGCCCCAGACACTTCTTAGGGACAAGTTGAATGCATAAGGAGATGCAGAGTCAACAGTATCAATCTCAGTTTTTACCGAGATGTTGGATCCAACGGCGTTACCTGTTGGGATTCCTTGCATTTGGTAAGTAAAGATGTTACCAGATGCGGATGTGACTGTGAAAGATCCGTTATAAAGGCTTGCATCAAGTTCGGATTGCGGTCCAGTAGATCCAGTAACTCCAGAAATGTTAATGTTAACGCCAACGGAAAATCCGTGGTCCCTGGCAACACCAAACTCATCAACAGTTGTCGCCGTAGCTGTCTGTCCATTTCTTGTGATCTGAAAGACGGCGTATTCATCTGAAATAGGACCAACGATACGATTTTCTTCTACCCTTGCCTGAATCTGGTCAGTTGCAGGATCGCCAGATGTATCAGGAATAGTAGCAAATGCTTTCGATACTTTTTGGTAATAGATCTCCAGGTCTGTCCTTTCTAGGATGTTGGGGACTGCAGAATAATCACTGTTAGGTACAGTGCCCTGGGTAATCAGATCGGAGAGAGTGTTAACACCATCAGCAAACTCAAAGCAAGTTAGTTTATGGTGAGAAAACTTAGGTGATAGTGTTTCTACACTATCTGCTTTGAAATATACGCCTTCTTCAGCACCATCAAAGAAAGAGAATTGCCAGAAATAAGTACCACCAGTTACCTTGAAGATTGCTGTGCGGGATGGTTCGTTATTCTCTGTAATACCTTTTGAAGGAAGAATAGTGGGGTAAGGCACATACTTCGGAATGATCTTAGTTCTTCTAAGATCCGTGCCAACAAGAGAGCAACCTCTGGGTACAATTACACCACCTTCAATAGAGTTGTACTTATATAATACGTTATTGGGAGAAGTTAGATCTAGGTTAGAGTTTTCATCGATAGGTGCTACGTTTGTGTATAGCACATCTCCAGGACGGTTATCGATAATATATTCTGCTGGATACAGCATAATCGAGAAGGCGTCAAATTCGTCGTTTGACAGACCTACTCGATACGAAAATCTAGCAACCTCTAGAAATGCCCTTTGAATAGACTTAAAAGGTCGTAACGCAGAGTTACCTCTATTGTCAATAGCATCAGAGGCATCAAAGTCATCTGGGTTGACGTAAATGATACGTCCTGTACGGGACGTAATAATGTTCTTAAGTCTAGTTAGGGCCATTACCTACGTTCTCTTTAGGATTATTTATGAGATGTTATTAACTGCCTGCATTTACAACAGTGCCATAGATACGCTGAGTTAGAGCAACTGATTGATCTTCAAAACCAATCAAACTAAACACATTATTTGCCGTTGCACTTTCAACAATCAGACGCTGACCAGGACCGACAACCAAAGAAGTAATTCTATCAACATTGTTAGCACTGTTAGTTTTTCCAATGGTGATATAGTGATGAGATTCAACTGCAGTCACTCCGACATCAACACTATTTACTGTAGCAAATCCTCTACTAACATCATCACTTATAGGGACATCTTGGAAGACATCAGACGCTGCGAAATCAGCAGAATTACCAGTCTTGATTACTGTAAGAGTTGTGCCACTGTAGGAGCGGACAAGACCATAAGGACCAGCAACTTGTCCAGTGATGGTGTAAGTAGTGCCGTTAAAGTTGAAGGAATCTACGTTATTGCTAAGAGTGCCATACAAATCATAGATGTAGAAATCATTGAATTCGTAATCACTGCTAAGGGAAATATATCTATCACTACCACCAAAATCAGCATTTGCTGCAGTGCCAGTTGTTGCTTCGTAGATATACAAAGTGTCAACTAACACGTCATTATCGCCAAACGCATATTGAACATATGCACTAGCAGTTCCAGGTGTGCCACTAGAAGTCTTGTCTTGTGTATATTCTACACCATCATCAGAATCGCCAGCAGTATTATTAGGACCCCACTCGCCATTAACAGTAGTAGACAATGCAATATCTAGACCACTCATCGATGAGTCAGATACATCAAAACGATAACTACGGTCCTTGAAAATAGTAAAGGTAGATCCAAGATAAAGGTCATAAGTTGTGCCTCCATCAACAGAGAAAGCAAACTCATTAGCAGCAGTACCTACACCACCAGTAGAAATAGTGCCAGAAGCAGTAGCAGTGGAAATTGAATCGCCAGCAACAAACTCTGTGCCAGCACCATTAATAGTTGAAGGACCAACGTAAACAAGTGTAGCTCCAGATCCTTGGCTAACTGCGTATACGGTTGCGGTTGTATTATCTGGAGCGATACCCTTTTCAATAGTATCACCAATAGCAAGGGTGCCAGTTACGGACTCTAAGGTTAGTGCTCTAATCGCAACATTGATGACATTGATAGTTGTGAATTGAGGTTTGTAGAATGTCTCAAATCTAAAATTCTTTTCACCATCATCGGTGGTAATTAGTTGACCGCCACTGAAACCAGCAGCAAGAGTAATAGTTTGGTCAACTTGTACTCGGTATGCGCTAATACGATCGCCCTCATGCAATTTGTAGGTTGATGCGTCAAGCGTTAATTTCTGATCGTAATCTTTTACTGCAACATCATAAGCACTACCAGTGCCATCGTTTGCAATAGTAAGTACTGTGCTTGCAGATGCGTCAATCGGTGCAGAGTAGAGGACCGTATTGGTAGCACCAGTTGGTTTTGATTGTGCGAGAATGCCTTGGTCTGCCATTGTTAATTAGAATCCTGCGTAGAAGAATTGTTGGAGTCGGGTTGTCCCCGTTAAGAAAGCGGCACCGATACCAGCACCAAAGTTAACATCATCAAGAGTAACGTTTTCAGTAGAGAGCAGAGTAGCATCTGCGTCTGGGAATCTAATTGTTCTAGGACCAGTGATATTATCTGTAGATAGAATTACCTGTCCAGAAATATTCCCACTATTTTTAATTGTAGGACTGAAGAGAGTTTTATTGCTCAAGTCCTGAGTTGCCAACTCCGTTACCAGAGTGTTATTGGCTGTGCCACTATTTAGTGTTCCCGTTTCGGGGAAGTCAAATACCGAGTTAGTTAATACGTTTTGATTAGCAACGCTAAATGTGATCTTCTTAGTGTTGCTAACAGGATCCTGAAGGATCAGAGTTTCAATAGTTTTGTTTTGGAAGACCTGAGTAGCGTCGGTCAGTGCAAGCGTGCCAGAAAGATCAGGGACAGTTAGTGTCCTATCAGCAGTGAGAGAGTCAGTATTAAATTGAGCAACTTCAGTGCCAACGTCAGCATTACGAGCAAGTTTGAGATCGACCATCGTTTTAGATAGGACGGTCTGCTCTGCTTTAGTGTCAAGAAGTGTCGATGTAGTCGCTGTAGGTTCTAGCGAAGTAACTGCAATACCAGCATCAGGTAAGAAATAAGATCTACGTTGACCTTGTGTAATTGGCCAGTTGATTTGGAAGATTGCCTCTTCAGTACCATCAACCAAAACAAAATTATCCTCATCGATGAGGATAGTCTTATTTCTTAAGGTTTGCTCAGTATCATCACCAACCAAGATAGTGCCATTACCAGATGTAATAGCAGGTAGAGTCATGATACGGGTGTTTGTGCCAGTACCAACGTTACTAACTTCAAATCTTGCTTTAGGACCTTGAGCATCTTCCAAAACAAAAGATCCATCGGACATCAACAATGTACCGATAACTCTAACAGATCCAGCACCTTTAGGTGAGAATACTAGGTCAGCATTGACAGCAGTATCATCGACAGCAGTAATGTATAAAGAGCTCGATGTGCTACTGTTTGCGATTCTAGTATAGTAGAAACCGCCATCACCAAAAGAAACACCTAACTGGTTATATGCATTTTGATATAAACCAGTGTCGCGGTCCAGGTCGAAACAAAGTCCAGGCTCATCTTTAGTGCCCTGGGCAACTCCTTTGAAGAGTTGATTGATCTTTGCTTTACGGTTAGGAATCAAAGGGTCAGATACGACGACAGGGAGAATTGCTTCTCCCGACAGATTCGCATCCGAAATTGTTTCTAACTGAGAAATCTTTCTAGTTCCCACGAATAATCACACTATTGGCTACAGGTTTATTTATAAGGGGTATAATTCATTGTACCTAACAAATCGCTTTGCGTTGGGCTCTACTTCAAGAGATGCACACACAGCAAGATATGATTCCCATTCACTCTGCAGATGCGAAGGAATCTGCACATGCAATGAGGTCACATTCTCTGTGTCCGAGCATGAGGGATTTGAGTTCGACTGCTTTGTCATACTGTTTTTTGTGATAGTTGATTACATCATCGACACAAGATAGAATCTCCTCATACGTTCGTCGTGCATCGACTTTCTCATCTTGGAGGTAATCGTCGATACAATCTTGCATACGGTCTTTGCGCTGCCTCGCATACTCTTTCTCCCAATAGTCATCTGGTACTTGAATGTCAGGGCGTCCCTCAATAGGAGGTTTTGCAGTCCAATAGTCGTTTATAAGATCAGGCATTGGGTTTGTTGGGGCGATTGAGTTTCAATTCGTTTGCCTTACGAGTATGATCATGAAGGCGTTTGAGTGCTTCAATAGTCTCGGGCGTTTCTTCCCAAGTCCATACATCTCCAGTCTTTCCAGTAAATTCTCTGGTGCTCATGGGCAACTACCTCCTTCTCTGTTGAATAGTTTACGACATTTTTTGAGTTCTTTCAACTCTGCCTTAATCTGTTGATACGATTCCTCTGGGGTAATCGATCTCCTCATTTCCATAGCGATGATTACATCAACTCTGGTGCCAAAATGCTTTAGTGCTTCTTCAAAACAATTTAACTCTTCGTACATAACTGACCCCAAACAAAAGTTATAGTTTGACGTGGATATTCTGCATAATAGCAATCCCATTTTTCGGGATAGACTTCAATGGTGCCTGTAAAACAATATGGTTTTACTCTACCATGATTACCATTAGGTAATGCTTTAAAAGAATTCCAAGGGAAATCTTTATTGATTTCATTCTCAGGAATCTCTACAAAGTCATGTGTGCCAGTATAATCGATATCCCATAAATTGCCAACAGGGTCTAACCAATATTCCGCCATCATACATTCCATTCCTTTAGTTTGCAATGTCCTGTTATAAAAACTAGGACCTAAATCATAAGAGCAATGTATGCGGTCAAACATTCCCATTTTACCACTTTCCTATAGGACACTTCATGCTAGGAACTCTTGTTTTCATGGCAAGTACACACCCACAACGAGCGCATCTTCCCCAACGACTATAGAATTGACACGGTTTACAGATTTGCATACGCTGCTCTGAAAGTGTCGATGTTTCACCCTTAGCAATGCTGACAAATTCGTCAATCTTTGCTTGGAGTTTGTCGTTAAAGTGTTCCATAACTATCTATAGAGTTTTAGTTTGGGGGCGCTGTTTCTATTCACAGACCTTTAGGTATTCCCCCGACTCCCCTTCCTGGGATCGAACCAGGGACCAAACGATTAACAGTCGTTCGCTCTACCGCTGAGCTAAAGAGGAATGAAGGGTAGCGGCATTCTGGTTTATCTTTCCAGCGCAAACTACCCATGGAGAATAGCGGACTCGAACCGCTGACATCCTGCTTGCAAAGCAGGCTCTCTACCAACTGAGCTAATTCCCCTGGCGGCCCTTTTGTTAAAGGGGTAGAGCCGAACCCCTGTCGGGACTAGAGTTTGGACCCCTCTTCCCTTACGACCCTACGGACGACACCCGTAGTAGAAGTTGATCTCCTTCTATGCTATCTGCATAACGAGTATCAAAGCCACTCGTCGGACTTGAACCGACGACCTACGGTTTACAAAACCGTTGCTCTATCCAGCTGAGCTAGAGTGGCGTTCTTCTTTATTAAGTTTAAAATACAACTTATAGTATCGTTGTTTGATACTATCTATTGCATTCATGTCTTCCTCAAATCCCATATATTTGAGGAGTTGGTAAGATCCTTCTAACTCACTGAGCAATCTTAACACATTGATTGAGTTAGTGTCAAGTCCACCAAATTTATATTTTGATGAAGTCATGAGTTAGAAAGCATAGGACGAGAGAGACTTGAACTCTCACGAGGTTAACCCTCAACAGATTTTAAGTCTGGTGTGTCTACCGATTCCACCACCGTCCCATAAGTGGGAGGATGAAAAGCACAATACTCGTTGAAGGTGATTTTCATTTCCTTGTTAGTCAGATTAGCATGTTGTGCTGCTTTTGGCAAGTTCCACTTTGCACTAAACAACATTTCCATTGACTTACGAGTTTCAGGACGCAAGATTTTCCTCCATGTATTGACGTTTGAAATCCTCTACTTGCTTCTGAATCTCATTAGATACAGGTGGAATTTCGTTAACAGGTACCATCATAACAGATTTTCCGTCAGGGCGGGTAATCTTCCAACAAACACGTTGGTTTTCAGTCAAATCAAGCATGAATTCTAGGTATTCTTCTGCTTGTTTTTCAGTAACTCCAATCGGTCCAATCATTGTTGCCGTCGCTTACCTTCATATTATAAGGTATATAGGCACCAGTGTCAACCGTTAGTTGAGATTGATAATTGCTGCCTTAATATCACATGCTGCAGCGGCAGCGATAGAAACTGCTGCGCCTGCTTTAATGGAAACTGCTGCACCAGCATCAAGAGAGATAGCACCTGCTGCAACTGCAGCAACAAATGCACCAGCAGCAACGGTAAATGTTGCTCCACCTGCTGCACAAGTCACTAGGAATGGACCAGGAGTTGTAAATGTGATGGGAGGTGTTGGCACAGTGCCAGGAGTGCAAACCACTGTAAATGGACCACCCACAGCATATGTTACCGATGCCAAAGGTGATGGAGAAAGTGTGCCAACGTTGTGTACCTGAGTAACGTTATTGCAAGTAAGGTTACCAGTGTTAATGAAGAAATCACCACCAGAGAATGTTTTAGATTTGAATGCATCACTCCATGTAGATCCAGCACTCTTCAATTCTCTACAACCAAGCTCCACCTCAATGGCATTAACTTTCATGTTTGCGCCAGTGACCATGATGTCAAGGTCAGACCCAAAAGTCATACTGTGCTTCTGGACCTTATCATTCTTAGCCTTATCTTGACCCTTATTATCAACTTGCTTAGGAGCACCCTGAGCATTCAAGAAGTAACCACCACCAACTTCAATGTGACAATCACCTGTAATCTTTAGGCGATAATCACCATTAATAGTGCGGCAAAGATCACCATCAACTAACTTACAGTCATCACCATGGACCTCACTAGTATAGTTTCCAGGGAAAGACTCGTGATCTGCAACAAAATTGCCCTGATCCGCCTTCTGCGTCTCACTACCACTCCCAGTGTTAGTTTGACTTTGTACGTAAGATTGTACTTGTTTCTCTACTTGACTAGGAGTTAAAGCAGGATTCTGTCTTCTAATCTCTCGCCTTGCTTTATGCTCTGCAAGTGCCTGGTTATTTGCTTTGATAGACATCTTGGTGCGACCAGATGCCTCCTTTGTGATCGTTGCTTGTCTACCAGGAGTGCCAAGTTGGAGGTTATATGCACCGTTGACAAAAGTCTTAGCAGCAGTAATGTATGGATCTGCTTCAGCAAAGAATGAATCAAAGAATCCACTCGCTCCACCGCCACCGCCGCATTGTCCATATTCAGGACCAGCAGGTGTAGCAGCAAGAGCAGCAGGACTACAACCAGTAGTACCGAAGAAAGGATACCAACCAACATCATCTTCACCACCAGTTGATTCCCTATCACAACTTAAGAATGACCCCAAAAGGTCAAATAGGAGAGTCAGAAGACTAATAAGATTAGTAAAGTTAAAACCATTCTTTGTGATATTCTGAGCATCATCAAATACTTTCCTACCTTCCTTGAAAGTCTTCAGAAGCTCATTTGCTTGTCCTACACCCGAAATGATTCCTTGGACTGCACTTAAAACACCCTGAATCGTAGAAAGGAGACCATCAACACCACAAATGATACCTTCAATCAGTGCATCAACGCCCTGTACTGCTGCCTCTGCCTTACTAAGAGCACCATTAACAATTCCCTCAACAATGTTAGTGATAGTAGCAATAGGAGCCTGAATGAAAGATTTGATATTATCGTCCAAATCACAAATTAGAGCAAGAATTGAAGTGATCAAACCTTGAATTGCTGCCATTGTGCCGCCAGGAAGACCCAACTGTGTTGTAATTGCTGCTGCACTAGACTCCAAAGGCTCCAAAAGGTCACTCAATGCTTGACGCATAGCAGAAACAACCTGTGCAAATACTGCACTCAGGAAGTTTTTCACCTTTGCCAGCAATTCTCTAGCACTAACTACTTTTCCATTGACAACATCGACAAAATTGCCTTCTCCACCGCCACTAACAAGATTGCTAGCACTGGCAATTAAGTCTTCCACCAAATAGGTAAGAGATTGCGACAACATCTTCCAGGGACCACCTGTACCTTGTGCAGCAGGAATTGGCGCCGATGGTGCAGTCGGTTTTTGGGTATTTGTAGAAGATCCTGATACACCACTAGCATTACCAACGTTGTTAGGTGAGTTGCTATTTGCCGATGGTGATGTTTGCGTTCCTCCAGAGATGGGGACACTATTATTACCAGTGCCTCCAGGTGCTTTTTTGCCTGATGTAGTATTTGCCTCACCTGCGGGTAGATTTGATGCATTTGCACCCAATCCCTTAGGGATTGTCTCACCAGTCATGGTATATTCGTTTTCAGTACCAGTCTGGTTTTTCTCCATACGCAAAACACCCATTACAACGGGCATTTGTGCAGATTCGCCATCCATGAAGAAACCCATGACGATAGCGCCAGGTTGTAACTGACCAGAAGATTCCCCCTGACCATCATTACCTGCTTGATCAGTACCTTGCAAAACAGTTGCCCAGGGAAGATTTTCCGTAGGCAACTTTTGAGCAGATTCACCGTTTGGATTGGTATAGTAATTCAGGATTCTTGCTTTTACACGCCCTAATTCTAGTGGGTCTTCGTGGTCTTCTACTTCACCAACCCACCAGAAGAATCCGTCCTTTCCTGCAAAATTTGCATTTTGCTCATTTACAATACCATCAACTAACATTTACTTAAATTAAGGACTGTGATTTATTTATTCTTGTTTCCTAAGACGCTCCACCAACTCCATTGCTAATGCTTCCATTCGGTCAGGATGCACTGCTCTGATACCCGATTGCTCTATTGCAATTTCAATACTTTCTGCTTCTTGTTGAGAAAGTTTTTTGCCGTGTGCTGGGAGGGTCATTCGCTCTCTAGGTCGTTTACCATACTATATTATCTGAGATCCAACACATTTCAAGTGATCTTAAGATTGTTTTTATACTTGCGTAAAAAATCTTAAGAGGTCAAAAATTTGCCGCGATTTTTTTCAGGCGATATGGGAAATCAAAGGTCGTTTTAGGTTGGGGGGGTCTATGGGAAATGTCGGATTCGAACCAACGACCAACTGCGTGTAAAGCAGCTGCGCTACCGCTGCGCTAATCTCCCTCGTTTGAAATGATACATCCCGATTCCACCAAAAACTAGGTTACCATCAGGATCTAAACCTTTATCTTGACTTCTTAAACCCTCTTTATCTAGATGTATTTCAGCAATGACTCTTGCATTGCCACGTACAATACATTCATCGCCAATTAATTTGCCATCCCATCCGCTCCCGTTGTATGTGAATATCATATCACATTGGGATCGTCTTGTAAAGTCCTTAGTATAGTTTTCCATGATGATCTCTGTATCAGAGACCTCTACCAGTTTATGATACCCTTCTCGATAAGGTTTGTCTGGTCCTTCGGATCTATACCACTGTTTTGAGTGATAAAAACCATCTTCCGTCTTTTCCCACAAGATAAACACTTGAGGGAAAAGAGTTGGAGATGATTGTGCTTGCTTTTTGTTATTATAAAGACCTAAAAGGTAATGATCAAAATCAGTCGTCATAAACTAAACATTCTGGTGCTTCAGGATTGGAATCACAATAAAGTTCTAGCGATGTGGGATCATGTGTATCCCCAGGATGATTTTCCTTGTATTGCTCTAATGCAGAGAGCTCTTCCTCAGTATGCCTTCTTGCCTGAGGCGATGTCTGAGGGTCATCAAGGATTTGTCTGTCTAATTTGATGTGTGCGTCGATGTTTTCCATTGCTTTGTATTCCTATGATACTATTTATCAAGAAGTTTTAACACCATCCTTGTACAGTAACAACTCAGTAAATAACACGCTGTCTGTGTATCTATGTTTGACACCAGCGATGCAATACTTACCGCTGTATCTAAGATCTTTAGTTACTGTAGACCCAGATGCCTTTGTGTTAGGAATGTTGACTGTAATTCCATACCCAGCATAAAGATCTAAGTTTCCAGGGATGTTGATGATCAGTCTAGTCGATTTGAAAGAGTTAACTCTTAAATGTTTATAAGCATCTAGGAAAGGTAACTCATCCAGATTCTGAGTGTTAGCAGATTGGGCGCTTGATTGTCCTTTAGGATCAAACAATCTATTAGGAAGTGGAGTGTACCTGATTCTTCTCTTAGATTTCACAATCTGCTTCACATCATCATCGTATGTTGACACAGGACACTGCACATTGTCAAGGTGCTCCATGCTATTCCAGAATTCTTCAATGTCATATACCTGTGGTGTTTGACTTTGCTTATTCTCTACAGACAACTTTGAGTTACTAAACTTACTAGGATCAAATGCTGTGGAAAATCCAGCATAAGATCCATTTCTCATAATCTGAAGGAAGTTTCTATCTTCTGGATAGGTGATCGAATCAATACGATATGAGTCAGAATCTTCATCACCTGCCTTCTTAGGCTGGTATGAATAAGTATACATCCTTGCAGTACCATTTGCAGGATTACTGTCATTGGTCCCCTGTGCATTGATATCAGCAATAATCTGGTCAATAGATTTAAAGTGATATCCCATTATATTTTCCCAGAAGATAAATCCATTCTGGGATTGAGATCCTGCAGATGATTGTCTGATAGATCTGTTTGCTAAGAAATAGATTGTATCAAAAGGTCTCCAGTTACAAGCAACAAACTTTTGATCATTCTGGGTTTTCTCTGCAAACAATCTTTTCTGAGTCATGGCACCACCAGTTGCATTGCCACGCAAGATGTTTTCTACAATCTGATTAGACTTCTGCCCACCAGTAAAGATAACTTCAGAAGAACCAAAGAGAGATAAGGATTCATTAATCAAAAACTCATAAGATACCAATTGAATGATATATCCTTCAGCAGATCCTTGACGTGCTCTAGATTCGATGTTATATGCTCTTAAATTATAAGTGCTTTGAGAAGATTCATTTGTAGATTTAGTACCAGTGTCAAGAGTGATTTGCCACCTTTCAGATCCAGTCAATCTATTAGCGAGACCAGCAGCGTCCTGCAGAATCAACTCACCAACAATAGTGGGACTATCAATTGCTTCTTCAACAGTGAATGCCATAACAAACTCACCAAGATCTGACACACCGTCAGAGTTTTCCCAGACACTACCATTCTTATAGATCTTTACAGTGATCTTAGAGTCAGTTGTATTAGTTCTGTTAATTGCCATGGTATTAGAATTGTCTTAGGATATTACCCGCAGGGTTGAGTTGTGCAATCAACGATTTTTTAGTATCGCCGCCGCCAGTTGGTATAAATTGCTCCTTAGGTTTAGCTTGCTGAGCAACCTTTGTTGCTTGCTGTTGTGCTTGTGCTGCGACCTGTTGAGTCTCAGCATTCTGTACTTCTGTCAGTTGAGCAACTGCTGCTACTGCTTGGCGAGCAGTAGTTAGTCTATCACTTTTTGCATTAACAGATGCAGTGGTTGCATTTGTCATGATAGAAGAGGATCCAGGAGCACCAGCAAGAGCACCAGCAGGAGGTGGGATTTGACCCATCACCCTGCCAGCAATATATCTATCCCTTGCAGCGCCCGTCAGACCCTGTGCAGACGCCTCAGACCTTGCTGCCTGCTGAGTCCTCCACTGAGAGGCAGAGAGGGACTTGTCGGGTCTCTGACCAGCAGCCAGAGCACCAGGAGGTGAGGTTAGATTCGCTGCAGTAGGACTGCTGGATGTAGCACCAGAAGGTTGACCAGGAGTTGCCTTCTCCCTACCATCGCCAGGGGAAGGAGCAGATGGTGTATCTGTACTAGTTGCAGTTGCAGCACCTTCAGTTGCTTTGAAGGGATTCATATCCTCAGTATACTTATCCCCAAGTAAACTCTTAGCAAAACCTGCAAATGCATCTCTTGGGTCCTTAAGTTCCTGAGCAGTTTGTGTCTCTTCTCCATCGACATTCAGGTCATCACCAGTTTCAGAATCAATATCATCACCAGAGTCTCCAGATCCTTCACCAGTAAATGCAATTCCTACTCGCTTACTCTTTCCAGTTTCGATGATGCCTGCTTCATCAGTTCTTCTCCAGTCATTAACACGGTTGTCGTGTTTAGCTAGTGTATTTTTAAAGTATGCAGCAATCTTGCTATAGTCTTTACTTTTGTTTGCATCTTTGATTAGGTTGACCAGAGTGCTACCAAGACTACCGTAGTTGAATACCTTAGATTCTAACGGTGCCTTTACATTGTCGGGAAGTTTTTGATACTCTGCTTTACCTACTTCTTTATAAAGTCTTTGTCTGTGCTCATCAATATGTTTAGACTTAATCCAATATGCTTCTTCTTTAGTAATCTTATCTCCCTTCTTAACTTTTCCAGAAAGACGGAATCCCTTTGGATAGTATGTGGCACCAATACCAATTGTAGGTACTTTCCATCCATGGATAGCATCCTTATAGGCATTCTCTCGGATACCTTCATAGTTTGCTAGCAACTTTGCTAGTTTAATACTATAGTTACCACCGCCACCAGTTTTTGTGCCACTTGTCAATCCTGCAGTGGAATCACCGTTACCTTTAGCAAACGCAAGGTGTAAGTGTGTTGGGTGACCACCGATGGCACCACCTTTGTTAGACTGACCTGCAAACCATGATCCCCAGGGGTCATGGATAATTTGTGTTGCCTTTAACTTCTTCCTGTTTTTATATATTTGCTCTGCTAATTGTACAGTCCTTCCTTTCCAGTCTCCACCTCTCCAGTCAGTAACATCAATCGCAAGATTCTTATAGTGAGCAGATCCTCTGGAGTGACCACCAACTCTTTGTCCACCTTCCTTTACAAATCCCTTTCCAGTATTAGCACCTTTACCGCTATGACTATTCTTCTTAAAGTTAGGGTGCTCAGCAACTGTAAATCCTTTCTTAAGGATTGCTTTACCAGCAGCAATAACAGCAGACTCACCACCACCTGACAATCCAGTGTTAGTGCCTTTCTGAGTTTCTTTTTCTAAGTTTGTATTGTTGGTTGGTTTAACACTGCCACCCTTAGCATATCCAGGAAGTTTATCAAACATCCCGCCGAGATCATATCCCATGCGACCTGCTTCGCCCACTCTCCTGCCCATAAGACCAGGATTATTCCTAGTTGCTGGAGTATCGATGGGGATTACAAAACCACCGTTTGCTTTCTGTGCAACGTATTCTGTACCATGACCAATGAATGCTGTAGATCTACCACCATCTAGAGATACAGGATAACCAGACTGAGGACCCCGAATAAATCCACCTCTAGCACGTTGAGGTAATCTACCTCCCTTTTTGAATTCAGGTTCTTTATCACCACCTTTATCGCCAAACATCTCGTTTGCTGCCCATGCAGCTGCAGCAATACCTGCCGCAAGCAATCCACCTTTAACAAGTCTACCTTTAAGTGACTTGCCAGCATCAAATAATGATTTGCTAAGTCCATTAAAAGCACCCTTGAAGTCCTTAAGGATCTTCATGGGATTTTTTAACCATCGGATTGCCAAGAGACCCGTGCCCAGTGCAACAAATCCTTTGACAAATCCACCAAACTTATCTAACCAACTTGCATCTTCATTACAAAGAAGTTGCCACAGTCCATCAATAGCATGGTATGCAACAGTGCCAAAGAAGTCTGTGATCTTACCAAGAATATCGAAAAGTTTTGTTAATGCTTCCTTAGTCTTTTCTCTATTCTCTTTATTACTTAACCACTTAACAGCACCTGCTGCTAAGACTCCCATAATGACGCCCTTAATAAGATCAAAGATAGACTCTAACCAACTAGGAGGTACAAGTCTCTTCTGTTCTTTTGGTTCAGCACCACCACCTTGAGGAGCAGTAGGTAAGTTGAAGACTGGATTGAATCCAGACTTTGTTTGTGCCTCAATGTTTTTAAAGATTGCGTATTGAGTTTCTCTAAACTGAGTGAATGACTTAGCAATAGAGTTTAGACTAGCACCAAGGTTGTTGATTGCTTTAGTCTGCACCTGAAAGACTTGGATCATGGCAACTTCTTTAGATGCCTCCTTACCTCCACCTGATGATGCTCTTGGTTTCGGAGCAGCAACAAACTTGTAGAGATCTATTTTAGAGTTTTTCTTTACAGTTGCCATTACTTATCTAAGAAGGAAGACTTGCTGCCATAAACAATCTTTGTATCAATATTTATTGGTTGTGTTATAAAGACTGGTGTTGCCTTATCAAATACGATTGGGAATGGTATGAATTGATCTTGCTGATCCATAGCAAACTGCTGAGAGAAATCATACTTTCCAAGAGTTGCCGTGTCGGAATATGATGGGGTCAGTGTTGATGCTGCTGCCTTCTCTTCTGTCTGGAATGCTTTACTTACATCAACACCAGTCAGTTTGGAAGCAAAATCTGCAAATGCTTCTCTCGGATCTTTGAGTGATTGAGACTGCACAGAAGTACCACCAGATGTACCTGTGCTATTGGCACCATCATCAGATCCTTCATTGCCTGCAGAGGGGGGAAGTGTGCCCCCAGATCCACCTAGTCTAACACCAGCAAACCAACTAGTGCCGCCATAAGAATCCCAGAAAGGTCTGTAATGGAAACCCCTACTTCTGTTGTGATCATATTGATGCTTAGCACCTTTATCAGCAGCAATACCAACGTGTGTAACAGCACCTTTCAAGATACCTTTTGCTGGATTGATATCTCTGTCTGCTCTCCACAGGAGTAGGTCTCCTGCTTGCATCTCTGATCTATTGGTAATAACCTTACCCATATCAGTTCCAGCAAAAGATGCTGCAAAGTCGGGTCCATTATATTTGGTGCCTTTGGGAGTGTCTAGGTCACCAATCTGAGTACGTTTGGCTGCAGCGGGGTGACCTGCTGCTCTCAATGCTGCTCTGGTTGTATTGGCACACATATCACCAGTGCCCTTACCCAATCCAATGATGGATTTAGCACCAGCAATAATACCGCCTGCTGCTTTCTCCTGTGCCTTTGGCATCACCAAGTCGCCTAGTTTTGGTAACTTCTTACCAATCTCTTTCATCTTATTGCCAATCTCTTTGGCACCAGGAATGCCATCGATAATCTTCTCTTCATACTGCTGAATGCCAGGCACTAAATCTCTAGCAAACATGTACGCATCAATGCCCATTGAGATGCCAGGACCAGGGACAAATCCAGCAAGACCAGACAAATCAAAACCAGCAGATAATGCTTCTAAAAGTCCACCGAAAGGATCGCCATTTGCAAATCGATCATAAGCAAATAGCATATTAACTACGCCACCAATAACAGGTAGAGCAGCACCACCAACCTTCTTAAGAATGTTTCCAGCATCAGCAATGCCGTTGATACCTTTCTTCTTCAATGCTTCTCCGATCTGTTTGCCAACAGGGGACCCCATCAAGGCATCAGTAATTTTACTACCAATGCCTTGAATCTTAGATACTAATGGCTCAAATAAAGTTTTGAT